TTACAAATTCGTACTCTCCTTTAATAATCTTCTTGCGCTTGTCTGCCGTACCATAGGCCACGCCGACCGTTCTGTGCATGGCGGTTTTAAAGATATCAGCTTGCCAAGCGGAGTACATGATGGATAGTGGGCATACAACTAGGACTCGTTTGACTAGCCCCAACTGCATGAGATAGTCAGCCGCCCAGATAACACTGGATGTTTTCCCAGTGCCAGCTTCATTGAAACAGAAACAGCGGTCTCGTAGGGATAGGAACGATGCTGTAACTTTTTGGTGAGCGAACGGCTGAAACATCCCAGGCCATTCGTACTCTTTGAGCATTGGGTTAGGAGCATCTCCATACACACGGACTAGGCGTTGCATCTCGGGGACGCCCCAATAAACTACGACCTCTGCGTTCGTGCCATCGTCTTTGAGCACTTCGCATCGCTCTATGTGTCCCAAGAGAAATTGCAAGTCGCTAGACGGGATTGTCATTCGGACAACCGTGTCATCTACTACATTCATACTGTTCCTTACTATGTTAAACGTGGCCCCTTACGGGGGCTAGTCGGTCAAGCCTGTCGTGGCCCAAAGGAGAGGAAATCAGATCACCGCTTGACTGACATGGTTAAAAAGGGGAGAGCAACTGCAACATCAACGACCCCTTCAGCATTGCTCACTCATGCCTAACAGCAATGATTATTTCTTACGTTCCTTCTTACTAGTCTCTGACACCAAGTTTCCTTGAGAGTCACGACGGAACGAACGATTCTTTGCCGCGCTTTGAATACGCAGTCCATGTTTGTTAGAGCCACCTTTATCAAGGGCTTTAACGTGGGATACATCCTTACCTTCACGCTTATCAGCTTTGCCGTTGCCGTTGGCATCGGTGCCTGTCTTGTCGATTGCGCGACGACCACGCTGCCGCTCCATGCGACGCTCATGTTCGCCACGGGCTTTCTCTTGCTGATATTCTTTCTTGTAAGGGCGGGGTTTGTTAACGTAAGCCATTATCTTTCCTTATGATGTGTGCAGGTATCCACAGGACACCAGCCGCAGAGGGGCGATGGATTGGGATTCCAGACATCCTTTATATACGATGTGTCTAGCCTATTCAAGTCAGGATAGAACGCATCCCACAACTTGTGGATGTCCTCGCGTTTGTATTCTTCAGTTAAGAAACTGTTATGCACTATGAACAGCAAGCCAGCCTTGATTCGGTTGATCTCAGGGTAGTGGGCGAACGCCATGAGTGCCATCAGCTTTAACTGTTTTGGTTCAGGATACTTGTTGCTCCCAGTCTTGTAGTCAATGATAAACGCTGTGTCCCCATCGATGATCATCAAGTCTACGATACCCCGTACCCAGTAGTCTTTGCCATACGCACATGCGTTACCTTTGACATCAAGCGCCATCTTCTGCTCGGGATAACGAATTCCCTTGATCTCCATGAGTGTGTCAAGGACAGGTTTGAACTGCTGATAATTCTTAGCGAGAGGTTTGCCTTCTCCGACGTAATCTTCACAGGCCTTGTGTACCTCATTGCCATACGTCATCTGCGCGGTCGGCTTAACATGGAAGCGCTTAAGTACCTTGACCTCTTGGTACTTCTTTGGGCAGTTGATGTAGTCCTTGAGGGACGAGAAAGACCATGTGAAGTTCATTTTTTCATATTCCTTACAAATGCCGCAAAACTTGCCGCTGTATCACCAAATGGTTTCATTGCGTCAAACTCCTTGGCGACTTCTTCTAAGACTGTATTACGCTGTGATGGTGAAACATAGACGTCGTAGTGGTACGGCTGACCCTTCTTCATTTCTGCTTCATGCGCTATGCGCTCAAACTCATCGTCTTCGTCGGTGTGAATCATGTGTTCTTCTCCCTCAACGCTTTCTGAATTGCCTCAGCGTAGTCCATGTTATTAGCCCACCCTGCGCGGTATATCTCACCAATCTCAGCATTGGTCAAATTTTCCCAAGACTTGTCGCCCATAAAATGATGCCAACTTTTTGGGTTGGTAATCATGGCGTTTCTTGTATTTAGCAATGCGGCGATCCAATGCGCCAACACTTCCAATTTTTCCTCGCGTGTTAGCCCTTCGTAATCATCGGAGAAAACTACATCGCCTTGTTCCCATCGAGGCGTGTAAATGAGTTTGCCTATTTGCTTTCTGCGTTTCATGTGTTCTTCTCCTTGAGTTTGGCTTCAATGGCTCGGTAGATGTCTTCAGTTTTGTATGTGCCCATCAATCGCACTTTAATTTCATGGTGCAACTCCGCTATCTCCTCATCCGTCAGCCCCCTCCAAGGGCGAACGTAGTCTTGAATGTCATCGTCGTCTTGTGTCATGATTCTCCTTTACATCTTTCCACCATGCTTGTACAAACCCAAAAATAAATGCAAGGCCCGCTACTACAGTAATACCAAATAGAACACCGGAAATAAAGTCGTCACTCATGCTTCCCTCGCTTTCAGCATTGCATCTGCAATTTTGTAAGCGTTACGAGAAACATCACCCTCATGGCTGTGTTTGCTAACAAGTGTTTGCATAGCCTTAGCCGCAAAGTAGTCACGCAAGGTCATGCCAGTGTTGTAAATGGTTGACGGGTTACTAAAATGTTCTGTGTTTATCTTTGTTGGAAATGCTGGTTCATTCATCTCGGTGCATCCTCAAAGTTGTCGGGGTTGAACTTCGGCTCTCGCTTGTCGTTCTTGTCCTTGGGGTTTGGAAATGGGGGAAAAGGCCAATTTCTATTTGACATATATTAACACTCTCCATAGGTCTGTGCGTACTTTGCTTCGCAAGTTACGGGTAAACCACTAGCCCATTTGGGTGGCGTAGACATGCACTCGACGATAAATGCAAGCGCTTCATCTTTCTCGGCTTCGGGAACCACGATAACTGCCGCATCATGGACAGTCAGCGCAACGCGATAACGCTCGTTGATCTTGATCATCTGCTCTCCCACGATGATTCGCGCCAAGGCTTGAACTACGTTTTCAACTAGCGACCCACCCCATAGTGACACGGGACCTTTGCGCGACTTGTAAACATACTGGCTCTTGGCTTCGGACGTATCCAGCTTTAGGTCTGGGTATCGGATAGAAAGACCATTAGGCAGACCTACGCCATCCTTCGTGATCTTGAGGCACTTGTGCTTGCCATAGTAATAGGGTTTGAGCTTGTCATCCCAATTGGCTAGGTCAGCGATCGCCTTGTCGCCATCACGCCAAAGCTGAATCACTTTGTCATTGGCTGTGCGGTATGTATCAACATAGTTCTTAGCCTCGTCTTCCGTAACGATTGCGCCAGGAGGTTGAGTCTTGAGCGTGTGTTGTAACTTTAACGCGCCAGTCCCGTAGCCTAGACCCAGAATACAGGTTTTTCCAACGAACCGTTCCACAGGATCGGACTTTGATATTGGGCGATCATATATTTTGGTTGCGAAGAGCGAATAAACATCCTCGCCTTTGCGGAACTGCTCGACAACATCATCCTGCCCTGCCAACCAGACGAGGACACGCGCCTCGATTTGAGACGAGTCGCAGTTGATAACGATGTGGTCATCGGGCGCAACCACTGCGTTCTTAAGTGCTTTTTTCTTTTTATCTCGACTGGGGAGATTTTGGAAATTGACTTTATCAGAGCCCGCCCATCTGCCTGTGTGAGCTCCATAGTATTTAAGAGGAATGGGTAGCCTGCCTTTGTTTCGCTTTCCAACGTCGATGAATCTCTCAATCCTTGACTCCTCGATTGTGGATTTGGTCCCGAGTCGCACTGCGCACAGTTGTTGTATGAAGGGGTCGTCATGCTCAGTGAGTTTAAGAAATCCCTCATCATTTTTAGCAAGTGCATAGGTTTCCTTTCCTGTTGTTTTGCTTTCTTTCATGGGTACTTCAACCGCGCGCTCGACTAACACTTCAGCAAATTGTTTATTACTGGCTAGTCGTTTACGCACAGCTTCAGCAGTTTCGCAATTGAGTTTCTCCATCAAGCTCTCAAGCAGTTGCTCTTTCTCATCCTTGAGTTCATCGTAGCGCTCTTGCAGTAGCGCATCATCAACAAAGAACACTGGGTGCGTAAACATCCGCAGAGTCATGTCGATCAGCTTCATCTCGTTCTCAGGGAACGCGCTCGACAATATCTTGAATAGCTTGAGGGTTAGGTCAACGTCGTTCTTGCAATACTCTCCGTATCGCTCAAGTTCTTCTCTAGTGAAGTCGAGGCGCGCCTTGCCTTCAGCCGCTATGACTTCCTCGCCCTTGACACCGATCTCGTAGCGGTCAGCCAACGCCTTGAGTGAACCGCCTGCCTCAACGCCATGAACCGCGCGCGCCATACATAGAGTGTCGAACATGAACGCTGGTGTTATGCCGTAGAGCCAGCTAAGAATAGCTCCATCGAACATGGTGTTGTGGCACAGAAGCGCGCTGCTGCCCCAGTCAAACGACGCTAAGAATTCTTTTAGCTTATCCTTACCGCCTGATACCCAGACAGTTGGTTGCTCGTCTACCTTCACGCCTACACCGATAACTTCAAAACGCTTGTCGCGTATGTATTCCTCAGTTGTTTGATGCTTGAAGCCTAGCTTGATCTTGCCATCGTAGTAGGTCTCAAAGTCGATTGTGATCAGCGACATTTGCTTCCTTCAGTATATTCTCGTAGTATTTGTTAGGCATGGGCGCTTTCTTATCAAGTAGTCCACGAAACCAATCAGCACCGCCAAGCTGTTGGAATACTATGAACTGCTTATCAGACAAGCGTATGAACCTAGGCTTTAGGGGTGCGGGGGGTTTTGGTCTTGGCATTTTTAGCGTAGGCTCTGTCGAACTCATTATTAAGAATCTGTGTGGCTTGAGCGATCATGTTCTGTGGGGCAATGATCTTGCTTGGCTCTCTAAAAAGATATTCATCACTAGTCACTACATCCACATGACCAGCCAGTACGCGCATGACTTCGCCATTGAAGTGCTCTCGCTTTGCATTGTTAACCCCATCCTGCAACGCCTTCTGTTCTTCCGCAGTAAAGATATCCCACCCACCACTTATCACTCGCGCCCACTTTGAGTACCCTCCCTCAATAAATTCTTCGGGGTTGGTCTTCATTCTTTCTAGCAGAATCTCCACTCCAGTCAGCATGACTTTCTCCTTTTAATAACTGGTTTCAAAATAGCATCCCACTGAGTCATGGGTCGCTATCTAACAAAAAGTACCGACACAAAAAAAGGCATGGCGAACCATGCCCTCGGGGTTTACTTCAGAGTTTCAATCTCTCGTGTGAGATACCACTGAGCCTTGCGCAAGTCCTCAAGCTTGTTGCCCTTGTGGTCTGCCCTAGTAATGTATTTCACGACATTACCCAAGTTGTAGCCAAGCTTCTTCGCCTCGATGAAGTCGATGGTCTCGATGCCGCCCACCTTATAGTGCGGAGGATGATTGACAGTATCGGGCGTAGCTTCCACTACGGCAGGGGGAGTCTCTATCGGTCTTGCAAGCGCAAGACGCTTACCCATTTCTCTCAGTCTGATCATGCGCTCTTCAATGGTCTCGCCATATTGTTTCTGATATGACGTTCTTGCTTTGCTCATCAGCACATAGGTGTATGACTTGGTAGTGCCAAGAGTCTTCATCACCTCTGCGGTTTTCATGAGTGGGTTTCGCTCTAACAATGCGCGAACCTGTTCTACTTTACTGCGTTTCATTTGCCTTCTCCTTTTTGGTTTGGCGTTTAATTGATACGATACCAACCCCATGTTGGTCTCGCTCGTCTTGCATAGCATCTGCGATCTCATACGCTAGTCGTGCCACTTGGCTTGTGTGGTTTCCTTTCATCAATAAGCCAACTAGCGCAAAGCCAGCGTGTAGGTCACGCAGATTGCTACGATCTTCATCATTCATAATTGCTCCAATAGCCTTGTCAGCGCATCAATGTTTGTCTCATCAATGACGAGGGTGAGTCCACCCTGCCCACGAATGGCTGACATGTGTTTCTCTTGTAGGGCAGTTGGCTTGTTGCCGTTCGCTTTCGCTTCCACCCCTATGAATCTTCCTCTGTAACAAATCACAAAGTCAGGGACACCTGCCGCACCATAGCCAGTGCCAATTGGCATGGTGTAGTAAGCTCCCTTTGTATTAAGAATATCTTTGATCTTCTTCTTGACGATACCCTCAGGCGTCATTTTGTATCCCACCCTTCAGTGACTCTAAAGTTAATCTGTCCACGACCAAACAAAAGTATGTGTCGCTCGCCCGCCACCCAACCTCATCAAGCTCGGGTGAATCGGTGTTCGTATAAAGTGTCAGTCTAAGTATCTTTGAATCAGGTACATTCGAACTCCCTCCATTGGCAAGAATCATTGCAAACTTAGACTTCAACACATCAGGCAAAGTATCATCCGTGTATATGCGATGAAACCCATCAGCCACATACACAATGTACTCGTCGTTCACCTTGCGCACAGGCAGACGAATCAAATCCCACACCTTGGGGTGAACCACAGGACTCAGCTCTCCAATCAAGTGGGGCATGGTGTTGCCATCCACGCATGCTCGTAGTTCGT